CTTTTTGACCAGCCGCAAGCGCTTGCAGTTCAATCACTGCATTAGCGGGGTGCGTTGCCAGCTTTTCCTTATCTTCTTCTTCTAATACGCCAGCGGGTGCTGCGTATTTAGGTCTGTTAGCGCGTCTATGTTCTCGCAGCCCTTGTCGCGCACGGTTGTATTCGTGCTGCATCGGCATCAATAGCTTAATATCACTTGGTGGGTATAAATGGTCTTTATGCTCGACCTCGTTAAACACAAGAGCAAAAATAGGCCAGAAAGTTTCGACATGTACATCAGGCGACATTGGCTCACGCAAGAAATCATCATGCCCGTCTGCAAGGCAATACTGTATGCCAGTTTTGCGGTCATACACTTCAAATACTTGAACTAATCCGTCTGGCGCACCTTCCGCGTTGATTTCGTCATAAGATGTGCGCTGCGTGTAAGGATCATTAGGGCCAACTAGACGCCCTTTCATGTCATACGTTCGATATGCGTCTTTTAGGTCAACGTCGTAAATTTCCTTCACTTCGTCTGGCGTCAAGTAAAGTTCGTGCGCAACCCATTCAGCACCGACAAAGCCGCGCAATTGACGGCAGCGGGGGTCTACAATGATAGAATTTGACTCGGGAAAATCAAACACCAACCCTTCGCGGATCGTCACCATTGGTTCCTCAAGCAACGATTTCATAGACAGCATCAATTCTTCTATCTGCGGATCGTCCTCTTGTATTTCCCCTTCTGCGGCTTGTTCTGTAACACGGCGCATAAAATCGATCTGCGCTTGCACGTCTGCGATCTTTGCGGCAACTTCTGGTGCGCGGTCAACGTCACGTTGAAAACCGACCTTAACGTAGCCAACACCTGTTGTAATAACTCGACGCACCAGCGCTTTCATTTGCGATTTGAAAGACGGCTGTTGCTCTTTCATGTAGTAATCAAACAAGTTCTCTAGCGTCTTTGCCACGTTGTCGAGCATCTTGTTTCTGTTTTTGCCTTTTAAATAATCCTGAATAATCATTTGAGGCATTGGCGGTACTGGCAAACCTTGTTCGCTTGCCATTGTAGAAGCAGCAAACGCTTGACCTAACGTGTCCGAACTCCCGTCCCAAATTTCGTACTCCATACGACCACGGCGCTTCGCAACAGCCTTTGGGTTCTTGGCATATAAAGATGCGGTACGTTGCTGCACATGACGCTGCAAGATATTGGCAACGTAATTGTCACCCGACCACTGGCTGTCGTCGTAGCCGTTAAGAGCCGCGTCCATGTCTTTGCGCATTTGCTTAAACGCTTTTTCGTGGAACGTTTTCGCGTGTTTAACTTTAGCAAGCCACTGCGTAACTAACTTCTTACGTCGTTCTGTTGGTTCAGGACGTTCAACGTCTGTCGTAACTATCGCCATTTCTTCGTGCATCACCAACCACCAGTTCTGTTAAATACTTTTTCCATTTTTCGACGTTGGGCAGAGTCCCACTTAACCCACGCCAATGTTCCTACCTTTGGCCTCGTATCTGTCTTTATATTAACACCACCAGGGGTGGTTAGTCGAGACAAGCCCATTCCAATCCATGCTAGAGTGTCTACAAAGTCGTCATTTCGACCATTAGGAAACTTTAACAACTCGTCTGTAGCCTTTTGTGTCCATACAGATTGTTTAGGGAAAATAACTTTGTTCATAGCCATTCTGCCTAAAATCGATTGCGCACGTTGCACTTTGTTTGCAACTGGCGTTACTTCTTCGATGCGACAATAAATGCGTTCTTCACCCATACGTTTACGCAAAAACGGGCCGATTGCTTTTGATATATGGCCTTTTTCTGCCCACCAAATTAATGGCTTCCACTTTTTGATAAGCGTTAGCATTGCATCAACAACCTTATCTGTCGGCTGTTTTTCCCACCAACTGTCGAGCAAATAACTGTCATCGTTTTTATCTACGCCTACAATCAGTAAACATGTTGCGTCATTTCGCGTCTTATCAACCCCAACAGCGTGGTCACTTGCTGCATACACGCGCAAATCATCAGGCAAGTCTTTGCGGTTGTAATACTTGATGTTCTCACGGCGAAACAAATCACCGTCCTCTGGTGTCGGCCTACCTTGGTACAAAGCGCTAAATCCGCGTGAATCTAACCGCCGCTGCGCTTCCATAAACTCCATATCAAACCGTTCGGGCCACAACAGTTCACCTTCTTTGCGCCCTAATGGGTCATTTTCTTCTGCCAACGCTGGTAAATTAATGATTTTCCACTTTGCCGCTTCTTCTGCGCTGTAATGCGGGTTAGTTGGATCAGTAAGCCGACCAATTAGATCGTCCTCATGCCAGCGCGTTTGGACAATAACGATTGATGCAGAAGCAGTCATAAGGCGCGTCATTAAAACTTGCGTAAACCACTGCCACAATTGTTCCCGCAACGTCGGGCTATTGGCTTCGATACTGTCTTTGATTGGGTCATCAAGTATAACAAAGTCACCACCACGTCCTGTGATCGATCCTCCGCGCCCTACAAACACTGACATGCCCCCAGATGACGTTTGTATCCTAGATTTACTTGCCCCACCCTTGCGCAGCCCAAAGCTGGGGAAAACGTGCTTGTATTGCGGCAGTGACATAATGTTGCGAACATCCGCACCAAAGTCTTTTGCAAAATCTTCGTTATATGTAGCAAAGATCACATTGCGATACGGGTCACGTCCTTGCAGCCAAGGCACAAATCGACGAGAAATCAGTTCAGATTTACCATGTCTGGGCGGCATAGACACAATTAGACGCGGAATATGGCCCTTTTCGACCTTTTCCAGCACTTTTGCCAGCGCTCTATGGTGCTTGGCGTCCTTAAACATGCTTTCATCAATGTTTTCTGGATCATCGGCATCAGGCATCGTGTACTTAACAAAGTCGATAAAAGATGTGCGGCACTCCAACGCCAGTTTTTGACGTTTAGCAGCCGCAATCTTTTTATCTAAGTCGTTAAGTACCTTCGCGTTACTCATTTAAGCCAGCCATATATCTTGTAGGTTTCTTTGCGACGGTGATCGATCCCCTTAGTTCCGCCATTTATTCTGCGCGTAACCTTTTCGATAGTCTCGTCATTCACACCTTGATCGCAAATGCGCCAAATATTATTGCGCTTAAAGAACCAGATAGCGCTTTCCATTGCATACTCTGTCGCAACCAATGATGGGTCATCCATCACTTCTGGTATGCGCATATCGCTTGCAAATGCACGATAATTAGAACGCCCTGTGCATTGTAAAAATCCACGGCCTCGCCACACCCAGCCGTCATTTTCACGGACATTTCCAAGCGCACCTTTTTTCGTTCGGTTTTCGTCCATGTAGATGTAATTAGCGATTTTTTGTGGTTGACGCTCGTATTCTTCTGCTTGCTCTTGCGTTTTGAAGTATCGCGGATGCACAGCAAGTAATGCTTTTGCTGAATAATTCAGGTTTTCTGTTGTCGCTTTGAAATTATTACTTTCATGCACCAACTGACCAAGCATATGCGCTCCGCGTTCTGGCGACCATTCGTAATAGTTTGCAATCGTTTTGGCAGTATTTGGGCCGAAACTACCGTCTGGCGTCGTCCCTACTTTCTCTTGCAACTTGCGCAATGCATCACTCATTTTTTCACTCCGAAACCACGAATTGTTCTTATTCCGAATGAGGCAGCAATCGAGGCATACATGCCCCATTGAATGAACGTGGGGGTAGCCTCAAGGTTGGCAAATCCTTGTTCCATAACTGGTTGTAAGCCAGGTATAAAATTAGCCAGCAACAAAGCCACAAAGCAAATTGTCCAAAGCTCGTCTTTCCAGCTATTATTAGAAGCTTCAATTGCAGCTTGTTCCCAATCTGTTTCTGACGTTGCTTTTTTGAGCCGTATTTCGGCATTTGCTTTTTGAATAGCAGTTTTGCCGTCGATATATGACGTAGCAAGCCCACCAATTGCTGATACAATTTGACCAATCACGTTTCACCTCCCATAGCTTTACCGCTTAATGCGAAATACGCGCCTACAAGCCCCGAAAGAGCGATATATTGGGTCATCAAAACGCTCTCTGCGCCAGCCATACGCTGCGGATCTATAATCGTTGCTATTGTGGTAATAATCATCATGCCCAACGCTGACCAAGCCATTCGGCGCTTGTTGATTTGATACGCTTTTTTGTCAGGAATTAGTTCGTTCATTCGATAAACCCTTTTGCTTTTAGGAAGAACCCAACAGCCACAATTGAACCGACAATCATCATCAAAATTACAAGAATTGTCGCAATTAATTCTTGTTTTTCTTGCCGTTCTATCTCAGCTAAACGCTCGGCTTCTCGACGCTCGTTTGCTATTTGGCGTCTAAGTTTTAACAACTCTTGATACGCGCTGTATCCTTTAGTGTTTGTAATAAACTCTCGTAATTCTTCTTCGGCAACTTTAGCGTTTTGCATTTGCGTCCAAGTCGCCATTGCTTCTTCATTTGCAGATGCAAACACACTGTTTTTCTTTTTGGCGTGTGCTTTTTTTGCGCCGTCTACACTATCGAAAAACCCTGCCAATTCTTTCGACATGCTGTGCAATTGCTTGCCAGCGCTTATTCCCGATTTTACAATCGCTAATGCCGAAAGAGGATCAATCATCAGCCCATCTTCATCAATACCGCAACAAGTAATCCAATGATCGATGCTGTAGCCCCGATCATTATGCTTTCCATGCGCTTCACACGATTAAACAAATCTTTAAACTGGATTTTCATTTCGGTTTTAATCTCAACCACCTCTTTTTCCAGCCCGTCTATGCGTTCATGCGCAGATGCTACCGTCCTTTTGTCCACTTTGTCATTCTCCGCTTGCCGTAGTTATCAACTAGGGTCTGTAGGCCAAACCACAGAATACGGAAAACCTTCTTGGTTTGGTACGTCACGCAATGCCTGTCGGTAATCTGTTTGTGCTTGTGTCATTGTTCGATCTGACAAAGCCCAATTATCTGTCGCAGCCAGCAACCCATTACGACGACCTCTAATTGCGTCCTCGGCTTCATCTTGTGGTCGATCTGTAACAAGAAATTCCACTGACCATTCGCCGTTTTCGTAAACTGGCACATCTAGCGATGTTTGCTGTGTCAGATAATCGTATTCTGGCACCGCGCCTACAGTTACAATATAAGTGTTGAACGCAGCTAACGTTTCAGCGGTTGGGTTTCTAGGAAAAGCAGTATTTGGATTATCAGCTTTTAGTTTTGTCATGTCGTATGGCCAAACTTCTGGGGTTTCGCCGTTTGCTTTGATCCACATTTTACACTCCTATTTTAGCCTTACGGAACCAATGTACAGTTTTTCATAGTCCACAAATATCAGACGATCTCTGTGGACTTTTATTCGATGTGGCGCGACATTTACCGTGCCGCGATGATCGAACGTTTCTATTGCGTCATAATTGAACTCCCACGAATTATTTACAACGCCACCCGTTTTAGTTAACAAAGGAACACGGCTTATGGTCAGAGGATTACGGTAGGTGCTAGATGCATCCTCATTTGCTTGCGCAAAATAAAGAATATCTTTATCCCAATCATACCACCACGCATATGTTGAAAAAACATCGTCTGACAAATGTGTTCCAGTTTCACTTGCACCAACAAACAAAGCTGGACTAGAGGTGCCTTTTTCCCAACGTGTATAAGTTGGATTGTAAACAATTGTTGATTTATACAAAAATGTTGTCCCACTGGTCTTATAAGTCCAAAGAGCATCGTATGAGCCATCTAAATTTTCGTTATGGCTTACCTGTATATTTTCAGTGTTATTTGCTAAACTTTGCCTGTCTTGGCTTGGGCTAGTCATCCAAGTTGCTGGTATCGTCGCATTTGGCCCTAAACGTCTAACGTCGCTAATATCAATTGATTCATAATACAAAACATCAGCATCCGTGTCTGTAAAAATTACTCTATCACGAAAAATACTCATTGAGTCAGGACGGTTTCCAGCACCCGCATGTGTGGATTTGCCAACATACGTCCAATCATTTTTATTTGTAGAAAACGGCTTTGTTACGAAATAAACCCATACGGAATCAGCCCAATCACCACTTGTCGCTCCCATGCTGCCAGTTAAAACTAGACAAACATGACCAGTTAGATCGAACTCAACATCTTTTATTCGTTGATACCTGGCTTGCGATGCATAGAACGTTTGATCGTCCATAAATATATCATGCGCTGAAATAGTGTTTTCAGTCTTGAGATACTTCAATCCCAAGCCCATTGTCGCGTTTACACCTCTAGGCTCATTCAAAACAGTGGGTAGCGGGTACTGCCCATTATCTGAATAATAATCAGATTCAAGGTATTGAACGTATCCCCTGTCATCAATAAAGCCTATACGCGCATTCAACTCTGGCAGTTCAGCCGTAGCCGCGCGTAATGGATGCATGAAAATGCCAGGTTTCTTGTTAATTGAATACGCACCGCGACCACTGAAAATTTCTCCGATTGGAACACCTTCTATTATTTGTCCGTTTGTTGGTGGTGTGTAATGGTGATTGGTCGCTATTTGCCCAGAACCAATGTTAAAGTCATCAACTCCGCCCATTCTGTAACGATTATAACAGGCGTAATGCTGAATTGTATTATCGTTAGGTGAGGCTGCTTCTTCAAGAATACACGGCATATACATTCTATCGTTTTGCGTAGTGCCATATACAGCACTAACCGTGCGAACTAATTCCCCAACATATACCGCCTCTGCAAAGTTCCCTGTCCCAGACGATCTAGTTGCGGGACGCTGTTGAATTTCGCCATGACCTGTCGAACAATTTTCAACATTAATAATGTCAGCCCCAGACGCGCCAGAACCGTAAGTAATGTCAACTGTCTGTAAAAATCTATAATACGCCTCACGACGCACACCATACTTAGTCTGGCTTGTGTCGTGAAAGTTTTGCCCAAAATCATGCATATTTAAAGTTGGGTAGTTATAACTTTTTTCTGCTATGTCTTGGAACGCATTATAAGTCGTTGATCCGCCGATAGAATTTGCGTCCTGTTCAATGAAATCTTGCAAGTTTCCAACGTAAATACTTGTCCATGATCCGCCACCGTTGTTTTCCAACAGCCAAGTATTCATCTTATCATTATTAGGGCCGCAATACGGCATAATGCATACGGCTTCTATATTTTGGCTAGACGCATTTTGTCGATTGGGATGCATAAATATTTGAGAGCGAAAAATCGCTGTACTATCAGCAGCAACAATGTCGTTACCAGTTATCCCTGTAACATTTTCCGCTAATGCTTCATCCAACGTTGCTGTGCTTACGTCCCACGCGGTTGATAGATTTAACGTGTATAATTTAACGTTTTCATTTAGATCGATGCCTAAAATAAATAAACGTTTTCCAGCAGCATAAGCCGTCGTGCCAGCGTATGTATTTGCAAGGTTAAAACAGAAAGAACACGCAAATGTACTTGCACTAGCCGAAGTCGGGTTTATCACCGTAGCAATATCAAGTGACGTGTAAGAAGTTGCTGTGCTGGGGTCAAATGGTGTCGATAGATTAGCTTGTTGCAGATAAACCGGCCCTGAATAACTATTTGAAACTGAACTTCCAAGCTGATACAGCTTTGTGCCGTCTAAGCTAAAACCAAAATCACGAACTGATGTAATATTAGGTTGTGACGCATCAATATCACCACAATTATAAGAAGTCGGTGTTAAACCATATTTTGTAAACCAAGTTCTGTTGCTTGCTTTTGTGGTTCTATTTTTTTCTAAAATTAAGGTTGCATCATTATTTACCGAACTACGGGTAGGATAAAAAACATCATCATAGGTACTATTTACAGTTCCGACCCAAACGCGCGACGTAGTATCACTTGCATAACTGGAACTACGAGCGGACAACGCTGGGCTGTACCAAGCAGCATTTGGAATAGGCCATTGCGATCCCGAGCCGCCACCATCAAAATTATAAGCGTTTGACGAGGTCGTGCTGTAGGACAAAAACGGCGAACCTCTAGCAGTTAAAAGTGCATTCGTTCCTGTTAAATCCCAGTGTATCTGTGTTGAACTTTGAAAATCTTGCTTGTTTTCTGCTAACTGAAAGTTTGATGTCCCAAGCTGTGTGCCTGGATAAAACGTTGTCGGATCATATGGCGTTTGTGCTGTAAGCGTATATACATTGTATTTTTGCGTAAAAATAGAACTTGTTGTTCTAACAAAAACATTAAATTTGTAACCGCCATTAGCCCAATTAAATGAGCCGTAACCATCATTCAGCGAAAAACCATTGGCTAATGTTGCGTCAACATCATCAAAATCTATCGACTTATAAACAGTTTGGTCATGATCGATAGTATTTAGATCATGTGGCTCCGTCAAAGTAAGATGGACACAATCTAATTTATCATAAGATGAATTAGAAGTAGAACCTGAAAATTGAGTATGAACCCATGTGATATAATATTTAAGACCACTAGAGTTATAATTGATCGCCATATAGCGCGTACCCAGCCTGTATTTAGTAGCTGTTTTTGGAATGCCGCCAATCGTATATAGGCTTTCCAATACGTCGCCTAAATCAACATCATGCACACCAAACTTGTACGCTTCTGGATCACCCAAACGCGCTGGCGCGTTTCTACGCGACGTTGCAGCAATAAGAGATTTTCCTAATCTCGACATTAACCCATATCCTCGCCAGCCAAGAACACCAGCCAGTTCACACCACCATCAACGGTAAAGCAGACATACACGTCGGTTTCGCCTACAGATGGAATTGCTGGGGCAATACCGCTTTGAAACTTACATGACGAAGGAAATGTCAGCGTGTAATCATTCGTCGCGTCTTGCGTGACAACTATAGTCATTGTGTACGCATCATCGTCCGTCAGTGTAATCTGCGAATAATCAAACGCAAATTCAGTATTTGCAGCCAAAGTCACGTTAAAAACGTTAGCTAAGTTACACTGTATTGTCGTTGTTGCAGTATTCGCTGTAATCGTATTTAATTGCTCTAAGTTCGCCGCTGGGAACTGAAAGTTTTTTGATGAGTCAATATTGCGTAATACATCAAGTACATCATCAGCTTTTGACATTATAAAACTCCTACTGTTAAAGCCACAGTAACATTTGTTGTTGAAGATGATCCTGCGCCTGTTCCGCCTTGCGTCCAACTTGTCGAAGGAATGGTTGTAACCTCGCCATCATTCCACTCGACCCATTCAGCCGTGCCGTGTTCAAGTTCCAAACGCCTTGTCCATGTGGGAACATAAGTATTTGCTGTAGGCGTTCCTGGGACAGCATTACTGGTTCCATGCCCATATATCGCGTGAACGCGCGAAAAAGACGGAACAGTGTAGTTTGTTAACGTCGGATAATCGCTCCATTTCTTTCGAGGAACGTACATAGTAGTATTTGTTATGCTCGAATTAGTGGAAAAAGAACGGTCATACCAAAGGTCGGTGTCTGTACTGTCTAACTCCCAAAAACCGACTGCCGATCCGCCCTCATGGGTGCCGCCTAGAGAGATTGTGCCAGAAAATCTTGTGTCAGAACTAAACCAAGCGTAAAAAGCCAAACTTGTATAACTGTTTGACGCAGATGCAGTCCCTTGATACCCAATTTCTTTAGCAGTCGTTGTTGTGGCTTGATTCACGTTACTTACTGTAAAAGTATTAGACCAAGCTGGCGTTTGCTCACCATTTGCATCACGCGATGCAACGCCCATAATTATCCACTTATCGCTAGATTTAAAGGTGCCGCTGCCCGCAGTCATACTCCCGCTGTTAAAGGATATAGTGCTATATGAGCTAGACGTGGATGTGACGGGCTGATAATAACCAATCCAAGTCAAATCACCTGTACCGCCGCCAGAGGGCGCGGGTGGTGCATATGATAAGGCGCGGCGTCGATGAAACATTACAGCGCACCTATATGACTAATGTAAGTTACGCCGCCTTGTCGCCATATTTCAAAATGATTCTGAACGCCAGAAACTAACCAATTTGGCTGTGTTTGTCCCGCCCCGCCAGCGGAAGTTATATAGTATAGATTTGCTGTATAACCTAGTGACCAAGACAAAGTTTGACCCCCTGGATACACAATAAGTGTAAAGCCCTGACCAGACTCCAACTGCAAAATATTAAGTGTTGGATTTGTTTGAGTATTAGTTGCTATATATTGCATAGGCCCGTTATCAGCACTTATGTCTGTCGTTTGCGCAGTAGCAGTTCCATAAGTATGAAAATGACTCCGAACACCGCTATTTGCGCTCAAAACACCAGTAGACGCTAACGTCCCACCAATCGTAATATCGCCGCCTATCGTCGCGTTATTCGACGCATCCATCACTAAC